AAAGAGTTTATGAGAGTTCCGGCAAAAACCTCCGTACGGTAACCAGCGAGGTCTCTCATACTTTAACAAAGGAAAGGTAATTATGGCAAAAGCGTTTGACGTAACTAAATTTAGAAAGAGTCTTACAAAGTCTATTGACGGACTTGGTATTGGCTTTAATGATCCTACAGATTGGATCAGCACAGGCAACTATGCACTTAACTATCTTGTAAGTGGCGACTTCCACAAAGGTGTTCCACTAGGCAAGGTAACTGTATTAGCAGGAGAATCGGGTGCAGGTAAATCATATATTGCTGCCGGTAATATTGTAAAATCGGCACAAGAACAAGGTATCTTTGTAGTACTAATTGACACAGAGAATGCCTTAGATGAGAAATGGCTACACGCATTAGATGTAGACACATCTCCAGAAAAGATTCTTAAACTTAATATGTCAATGATTGATGATGTTGCTAAAACAATATCAGAGTTTATGAAAGAATACAGAGATATGGCAGAAGAAGAACGCCCTAAAGTATTGTTTGTAATTGACTCACTTGGTATGTTACTAACACCTACAGATGTTGATCAGTTTAACAAAGGTGATATGAAAGGTGATATGGGTCGTAAGCCTAAAGCACTAACATCACTTGTACGTAATACTGTTAATATGATTGGTAGTTATAACGTAGGTATGGTATGTACTAACCACACATATGCATCACAAGATATGTTTGATCCAGATGACAAGATTAGTGGTGGACAAGGCTTTATCTATGCATCAAGTATTGTTGTTGCTATGCGTAAACTTAAACTAAAAGTAGACGCAGATGGTAATAAGACTACTACAGTACAAGGTATTCGTGCTGCGTGTAAAGTTATGAAAACACGTTATGCAAAGCCGTTTGAAGCAGTACAAGTACAGATTCCATATGAAACAGGAATGGATCCATACAGTGGATGTGTTGACTTGTTTGAAGCAAAAGGTTTGCTAAAGAAAGATGGTAATAGACTTAAATATACAGACTTGAATGGAGAAGTCCATTTAGAGTATCGTAAAAACTGGACTGGCGACAAACTAAACATGATAATGGAAGAACTTGATAAGGAGCCTGAGACTGTAGAACCAGTTGAAGTCGAATTAGAGGAGACGACTGAATCTGTAACGGAGTAGAATATGGAAGCAAACATGATAGCAGACATATGGGGTGTCTTAAGCGAGAAGATTGCAGAGAAAGATAAAACAGAGGCTGCTCAAGAATACGTTAATACATTACTTGATTACGATATTCCTGAAACAACCTTAGAAGGCATGATGGGTATAGATACGTATCTTGATGCTGCACTTGAATATGCTCTCGAAGACGAACCAACTGACGAAGAAGAAGATTGGAATTAATATGACAAATTGGTATGATAAAGTTTCTAAAGATGTAAACAATATCCCTGCGGCAGTACAATATTACGAAGCAGAATTATTACAAGCAAAAAAAGAAACAAATATCACAGGTCGTATTGAGAAAGCATCGTCGATGATGCCTGCACTTGTTGAAACTAGATTCGGACAACTTCAAGAAATTGAAGCAATACTTGAATACTTAAACATCGAACTTCGCCGTTTACGTGCAACACATTTTAGAAAATATGTTGAAAACTATCAACGTCAATTGAGTTCAAGAGACGCTGAAAAATTTGTAGACGGCGAAGCCGATGTTGTTGATTTTGAAAAGATTATAAATGAATTTGCGCTACTACGTAACAAATGGCTAGGAATAATTAAAGGACTAGACATTAAACAATGGCAGTTATCTAATATTGTTAAACTTAGAACTGCTGGACTAGATGATGCATCACTATAAGTATATAATAAATGACATACAGATAAGTAACTGTATAAGGAGACCAAATGGCAGAAGTAATAATAGATAATACACAACCACACTTAGGTGGTAATAACGTTTCATTAAACAGACATACATTTGCTCCAGAAGCATGGACATATATTATACAAAAATATAATATTAGATCAGTACTTGATGTAGGAAGCGGATACGGTCATCATTCAAAATGGTTTGCAGAACAGGGATTAAGGTCTTATGCTATTGAAGGTTTACAACAAAATGTAGACAATGCAGTATACCCAACAAGAAGAGTTGACTTAACAGAAGGTAGTTACACTACGCAAGTTGATATGGTAAATTGTATTGAAGTAGTAGAGCATGTCGAAGAGAAATATATTGATAACTTATTAACAACATTAACGTGTGGCAAATATATCTTTATGACTCACGGTATTCCCGGACAACGTGGACATCATCATGTAAACTGTCAATGGCAAGAATATTGGATAGAACATATGGAATCCCGAGGGTTTAACTATGCAGAAGAAGATTCGAAAGAAATAAGAAAACTATGTACCGGCACAAAACAAAACAATGAAAACGGCAAGCATATTAATGAAAGCGGCCTGTTCTTTATAAGAAAGGAAAAATAAATGGGATACAAACCCTCTTATCTTAATTGGATGAACGAACAGATAACTCCAATTTATCCAAATGCAAACGGATTAAAGATGCTAGAACTTGGTAATCAAGTTATTCGTCCAGACAAACAAATACCTGAAATTACAGGCAAGGCATATTTTCACAGACTAGGTTACGAGCATACGTCAGTTGATCTTAATGGATTAGACGGTGCGCTAGTAAAAGATTTGTCTAAACTTGAAGACTTCACTGAATTTAAAAATTATTTTGATGTAATTACAAATGCCGGAACAATAGAACATGTTGAACCATATGAGTCTCAACATACTGCATTTTTAAACGTTCATAATAGTTTAAAAATTGGCGGCATAGCAATACATATTGGTCCTGAACTTGGAGTAACAAAGCCTGGACATTGTCAATATTATTACGATATTCCTTTTTGGGATAATATAACTAATCAGGGATAATATAACTAATCATTCTGATTATACTTTTTTAGGAACTACTTTACTATCTCGTTGGCGCTTATACGCTGTAAGAAAAACAGGCGATAAATTTATCGATGCTGATCAATTACATTCTAAGATTCATAGAATGAAAGGCCCAAAAGGCGGCATGTATATAGACGGCAAAGATAAAAAAGCAAGAAATAAATTAAAGACTTAATATGTGCGGATTTGCAGCCACAAATTATAGTGATCCAATAATCTCAAATAAACATTGTCAGAACCGAGGTCCTGATATGACTACTGCTGAAAAAATCCGTGGAGTATATTATCTACATAATTTGTTACATATTACAGGCGAGTTGACTCCGCAACCGTTAATAAAAGATGATGTAGTATGTGTCTTTAACGGAGAAATTTATAATTATACATCATTTGGAAATTATAATAGTGACAGTGAATGTATTATAGATCTATATAATACTAAAGGCGAACATTTTGTAAAAGAATTAGACGGAGAATTTGCATTATGTTTAATTGATTACAAGAAACAAAAACTAATTATTTCTGTAGATACTTTTAGTTGCAAACCACTTTGGTATGAAATGAGAGACGATAAATTTTGTATTGCATCATACAATAGTCAACTAGATGGATTAGGATTTAAGAATGGCAAAAAACTTAAATCAAATACAACACTTGTTTTTAATTTGTCTACACTAACACAACTTACTAGTTATGAAAACAGAACATTTGATATAAAACAGCACAAAGAAACATTTGACGATTGGTTAACAGCATTTAGTAATAGTATTCGTAAACGAACTGCAAATACAAAACAAGGTATGTTTGTAGGTTTAAGTTCAGGTTATGACAGTGGTGCTATAACCTGTGAGTTAGAAAAACAAAATGTTTCCTTTAAAACATATTCCATACTTAATACAGAAAATCCTAAAATTATGGAAAGAAGATTAAAACTAGTTACTAATGCAGAAGCATTTAATCTTACTACAGACGAATACAATCATTGGCAACAAGAGCTAGATGATAACTGCGAAGATTTTATTTACGGCACTGGCAAAAAGAAATATAACATAAAAGAAGATCAGGCATCAAAAGGCCTAGCAGCAATTTGTCATAGGGCTAATAAAGAGAAAAGAAAAATTTATTTCTCAGGACAGGGTGCAGATGAAATTATAAGTGATTACGGATTTGCTGGAGTTAAGAAATATAAACACAGCGGCTTCGGTGGACTTTTTCCTCAAAGTTTAGATGGATTCTTTCCTTGGCAAAGTTTTTATGACGGAACACAAATAAAATATCTTAATAAAGAAGAATATGTAGCAGGACATTTTGGAGTTGAAACTAGATATCCATTCCTTGATAATGACCTAGTACAAGAATTCCTTTGGTTATCTCCTACATTAAAAAATAGTGTATATAAAAGTTGTTTACACGAATACCTTACTAGAAACAATTTTCCTTTTAAACCTTCTGAAAAGAAAGGGTTTAATGTTGGACAAAAAAAGAAAAAGCATAAAACTCTTTAATTTTATCTCTCATTAACTACGCACATAAATACTGCTATGAAAACCATAGTATTAGTAACAGGTGGGTTCGACCCACTGCATAGTGGACACATTGAATATTTCAAAGCAGCAAAAGAACTAGGAGACGAACTAGTTATTGGATTAAATTCTGATGAATGGCTGACTCGTAAAAAGGGCAGACCATTTATGGCATTCAAAGACAGATGTGCTATTATCAACAGTTTAAAAGTTGTTGATAGAGTAATATCATTCGATGACAGTGACGATAGTGCATGTGGTGCAATATATAAACTAATGGCGACAACAGCAGATTGTAACTATGTTTTTGCAAACGGCGGCGATAGAGAACAAACTAATATTCTTGAATACAAAACATACAGCAATCATCCTAATATAGAATTTGCATTTGGTGTTGGTGGTACAAACAAAATGAATTCAAGTAGTTGGATTCTAGACGAATGGAAGACACAAAAGACAGAAAGAGATTGGGGATATTGGAGAGTGTTAGATGACAATCCAGAAGCAGGATACAAAGTAAAAGAGCTTGTAATATATCCAGGTAAAAGTTTAAGCGACCAAAAACATTTTAAGAGATCAGAAGTTTGGACAATACTTCAAGGTGTTGTAAAAATTAAAACAGAATGGGATAATAGAGTAGATGATGTGCATTTATTACCACATACAAGATCATATGAAATAGATAAAGAAGTTTGGCATCAAGCAAGTAACCCTGGCGGTGTGAATGCACATGTGTTAGAGATACAATGGGGCAGCGAATGTATAGAAGAGGATATAGAAAGACGTGAAACGTAATTGGATTTTTATAAGCAAAGGTAATCAAGACCCTTATATAAATGACTTTGCAAGAGGTTGTGGTGTAATGACTGTAGACTCTAATACGTTTGATTATGATGCTTCAGAAGACCCTATTGTGTTACGAGGTATCCTAAAAAAGAAATGGATGCATAAGTGTTGGGAAGATGGTAGAGATTTTTATTATATGGATACAGGATACTTTGGCAATGAAGCAACACCGAGCAATCCAAATGGTTGGAAGTATTGGCACAGAATAGTAAAAAATGACTTACAACATAATGATATTATAAAACGTCCTGATAATAGATTCAAATCTTTTAACAGAAAGTTTACTCCGTGGAAGAAAGACGGAAGAAAAATTTTAATTGCAGCACCCGACGAAAAACCAATGAAGTTCTATGATAAAAATTTAGAACAATGGATTGAAGAAACTACTGCTGAATTAAAAAAACATACTGACAGACCTATAGAAGTAAGAACAAGAAATAAAAATAGAGTAGACCGAACAGTAAATGATACACTACAAGAAGCACTAGATAACGATGTATACGCACTAGTTACATTTAATAGTAATGCTGCTGTAGAATCAGTATTTCATGGTATACCAGTTTTTCCGTTAGCACCTGCAAGTGCTGCTTCTCCTGTTGGTTTAAAAGATTTATCTCAAATAGAAAATCCGTACTACCCGGACGAAGATAAATTATACGAATGGGGTTGTCATTTGGCTTACGGACAATTTCATATAAGTGAGTTAAAAACAGGTAAGGCTAGAAGGATATTAGAACAATGAAGGTATTTATAGGATACGATACAAGAGAAGACATTGCATATCAAGTATGTAAACACAGCATTCTTGCAAGAAA